CCAGTCCCTGCCGGGGCCCTACCCGACGCTTCCGGTCACGCCGGCGTCCGACCTCACCGAGACCGTCCTCGTGGTCGCGGACGGCGGCAAGACGACCATCATCGACAGCAAGACGATGGTCATCGTCCACAACGCCAACGTCGGAGCGCAGACGGTCACGTTCACGAGCTCGCTCGACGTGTTCAACCGCTCGGGCGACATCACCGCCTACTCGATCGCCGCGGGCAAGCTCAAGGCGTTCGGGCCGTTCAAGGTCGCCGGCTGGACCAACGGCGGAGACCTCTACATCGACGTCTCCCACGTCGATGTCAAGGTCGCGGTCGTCACCCTCCCCTAACCCACACGACGGCCAGCAGGCCAAGGAGCGCGAGCGATGTCCAACGCACTGTCCGGCCCGGGGTTCCTCCTGGGCGTCTCCACCTCGGCGGGGGGCCCGTACCAGACGATCGAGGAAGAGAAGGAGATCAGCGGGCCCGAGCAGACCGTCGCGTCCGTGGACGTGACGAACCAGCAGAGCCCCAACTCCTACCGGGAGTGGATCCCGACCCTGATCGACGGTGGCAACGTCACGTTCCCCGTGAACTACAACCCCGCCAACACCGCGCAGAACGCCGCTCTCACGACCCTCCAGGCGCGGACGGTGGTCTGGTTCCAGTTGGTGATCGGCACGACGGGCCTCGCGTTCCGCTGGCAGGGCTTCTTCACGAAGTTCGGCGGCAAGTGGCCGGTGGAGACCGTCGCCACGGTCGACATCGAGATCAAGATCACGGGTCCGGTGCTCGGCCCGATCGCAGCCATCTAGTCGCAACGGAGGGCAGCATGCCCCAGATGCTCGGCGTCGGCGTGCCGACCGGAGACGGACGGCTCGTCGTCACCACGGCCCACGGGTCGACGCTCAACTGGCAAGACCGGCCGCGCGGCGGAACGGGCGGAAGCCTCGTCGGGGACACCCCCGAGACGATGCTCCCGCTCGTCATCGCGCGCCTGCGTCAGCTCAACCACGAGCCCAACACGCCCGGCCGTGAGACCAGCCTCGCCATCACGCACTGCGAAGAGGCACTGCACTGGCTCACCGCCCGCCGTGCCGATCGTGACGCCCGTGGCGTCACCGGAACCCCCAGGCCATGACCGCCAAGAAGGAGGGCAACATGCCCGCGAAGTTCCTCACCCGCGACGCACTCCTCGAGCTCGCCGGGAAGCCCCTGCCGACCGAGACGGTGCATCTCCCCGCGCCGCTCGACGTGGACGTGTTCGTGCGCGGCATGTCGGGGACCGAGCGGGACGCCTGGATGGCGTCCCAGATGGTCTCGCCTGGCAAGAGCGACGAGACCGACCTCCGCAACGCGAGCGCCAAGCTCTTCGCCGCCACGGTGGTGGACGAGCAGGGCAATCACCTGTTCACGCTCGAGGATGCAGAGGCCATCGGCCGGATCCCGGGTGACCTGCTCGCGCCGGTCGTCGAGGTGGCCGGGCGGCTGTCCGGCCTCCAGAGCCGCGCGCAGATCGGAGCAGCCCTGGGAAACGCCCCGAGCGGCTCCGGTGGTTCGAGCTAGCGGAGCGGCTGGGCATGTCCGTGTGGCGCGCCCAGCAGGAGATTGACAGTGCTGAGTTCGCCGAATGGATGGCGCGTGATGACCTGCCGGGCATCCAGAGCGCGGCCGACCTCCGGGCCGGTCGGGTGATGGCCGTGATCGCCGAGGTCAACCGGGACACGAAGCGGCGCCGCGAGCCGTTCGTGCCCGCGGACTTCTTCCCGCGCGCCCCGGAGCTCCCCCGCGTCCGCACGAATGAGGAGCTGATGGCCATGGCCCTGGCCTTCCAGGCGCGCATGAACGCACAGCTTCCGGCGGCATAGCGCATGCCTTCCGTCGGCGAGATCCTTGTCCGTCTCGGCGTCAACAACGCCGCGTTCACGGCTGGGCTCGCCGAGTCGGAAGCGCAGCTCAAGGGCTTCGGCAAGAGCGCCGGCGCCTCGGGCTCGCAGGCATCGTCGGGGTTCAACGCTGCCGGGATGGCGATGGGCGCGGTCGCGGTCGGCGCGGTCGCGTTCGGCACCATCGCCACCAAGCAGGCGTCCACCTTCGCTTCGTCGATGGAGCTGATCAAGACGCAGGCGGGCGGCACCGAGGCCGAGGTCAAGGCCATGTCGGCCGGCATCCTCGCCCTTGCGCCGCAGGTCGGCATGGGGCCCGAGGCGCTCGCCGCGGGCCTCTACCACCTCGAGTCTGCCGGCATGCGCGGGGCCAAGGCGCTCGACATGCTCAAGATCGCGGCCGAGGGCGCGAAGGTCGGCCACGCAGACCTCGAGAGCGTGACCAACGCCCTGATCGCGGCGACCAACTCGGGCGTCGGGGGCGTGGCGAACATGACGGGCGCGATGGGCACGCTCAACGCGATCGTCGGCGCCGGCAACATGCGCATGGCGGACCTCACGGGCGCGATGGGGACGGGCATCCTGTCCACCGCCAAGAGCTTCGGCGTCTCGCTCCAGTCCGTCGGCGCGGCGCTCGCGGACATGACCAACCAGGGCATCCCGGCGCAGGAGGCCGCCACCCGCCTGCGGATGACCATGAGCCTACTCGGGGCGCCGTCGAAGAAGGCCGCCAAGGAGCTCGCCTCGATCGGTCTCTCCTCCACGGCGCTCGCGAAGGACATGCGCGGCCCGGGCGGCATGCTGGCCGCGGTCCAGGACCTGCGCAAGCACCTCGACTCCTCCGGGTTGTCCGCCACCAAGCAGGCACAGCTCCTCTCCGCAGCCTTCGGCGGCGGCAAGAGCAGCTCGGGCATCCTCACCCTCGTCGGCAACGTGGACAAGCTCCAGGCGGCACAGGACGCCGTCACCAAGGGCGCCGGATCGTTTGGCGACGCATGGGCCACGACCTCCGCGTCCGTGGCGGTCCAGGGCGAGCAGGTCGGCGCGTCGATGGACACGATCACCACCGCGATCGGGAGCGGCCTTCTGCCCGCGGTCGGCAACGCCCTGCACGCCATCGTCCCGATCATCTCGGGCATGGCGCAGTGGGCAGCCGCCAACCCCGACACCGCGGCCACCATCCTCGCCGTCGTGGCCGGCGCCGCGGCGCTCGGGGCGGCTGTCGCATTCCTGGGACCCATCCTCGGCGGCATCGCCGCGGTCATCGGCTTGATCGCGAGCCCCCTGACGCTCGTGGTCGGCGGCATCGTCGCCCTGGCCGCGCACTTCGGGCTGCTGGGCAAGGGCGCGAAGGACACCTTTGACGGCCTCGTGGCCACGGTGCAGGGTGCCATCCCGGGCATCATCGCCAAGCTCCAGGACCTCGCTGCCCAGTTCGTCGCGTGGATCGGACCCATGATCCCGGTCGCCCTCAAGATGCTCGGCGACTTCGCCGCCTCGGTCATCGCGTGGATCGGGCAGCAGGTGCCCGGCTGGCTCGCGACCCTGAGCCAGTGGGCCAAGGCGTTCGTGGACTGGGTGACGCCCATGGTGCCGGTCGCCCTCAAGGCGCTCGGCGACTTCGCGGCGAGCGTGATCGGCTGGATCGCCGCCCAGCTCCCGGTCTGGGGCGCGCAGTTGCTCACGTGGGCCGATGCGTTCATCGGGTGGGTGGGTCCGATGGTGCCGGTCCTGCTCAAGGCGCTCGGCGACTTCGGGGCGTCCCTCATCCAGTGGATCCTCGACGAGATCCCGGTGGCGGTCGGGGCCCTCGCCCAGCTCGCCCTTGAATTCGTGTCCTGGGTCATCGGCAAGATCCCCGACCTGCTCACAGCGCTCGCGCAGCTCGGCGTGGCGCTGATCGGGTGGATCGTGGGCGAGATCCCGGTCCTCGTCGGGGCCCTGCTCAAGTGGGGCGGCGAGCTCATCGGATGGATCGCCGACTCCCTGCCCAAGGCCCTTGGCGCGTTCGGCCGGTGGATCGGCGGCGTGTTCGCCTGGATGGGGCGTCAGGAGTTGATCATCCTGACCAAGGCAGCGATCTGGGGCGCCAAGATCCTGGCCGGCGTGATCGGGGCCGTGAAGTCCCTACCCACGAAGATCGGCGAGGTCTGGACCAACATCCAGACGGCGGCCACGATGGCGTGGAACACCATCACGAGCGCGATCGGCGTCGTGCTCACCGGCATCGTCACCAATGTCCGCACCGAGTTCGCCAGCATCGTCTCGGCCATCACCGGGATGCCCGGCAGGGTCGCCAGCGCCGCGTCTGGCATGTGGGACGGCATCTGGGACGCCTTCCGCGGCGTGATCAACTCGATCATCCGTGGGTGGAACAGCCTCCAGTTCAGCCTGCCGCGGATCGACATGGGCCCGCTCGGCGTCGTCGGCGGCTTCACCATCGGCACCCCGAACCTGCCGTACTTGCACGCTGGCGGTGTCGTCCCGGGCCGCCAGGGCGAGGACGTGCTGGCGGTCCTCCGGGCGGGCGAGCGTGTGACCCCGGCCGGCTCCCCGGGCAGCGCCGGCAACACGATCAGCCTCGTCGTCAACAACCCCAGGCCTGAACCCGCGTCCACCTCCATCTCCCGGGAGCTGCTCAAGCTCTCGGCCCTCGGCTATGTGAGCTGAATGCCATGGCTATCCTCAACACCTGGTCATTCCGCGGCGCGGCACTCAACCGCCCGAACGTGCGGGTCCGCCAGATGACGGGCCCGTTCAGCCTGGCCCCGCTGCGCGGCGAGGACTTCCTGACCATGAACCGGACGGGGCGGCTGCACGTCGGCAAGATCAGCGACTCGCGCCGGATCGCGCTCGAGGTCATCGTCACCGACGATCCCGCGGAGTCCACGCAGGCGATCCTCGACGAGCTCGGGGCGCTGTTCGCCAACCGGGCCCAGGGGCCGCTCGTGAACACGCTCCTCCCCGGGTCGCGCACCGCCTGGGCGGAGTGCGTCGCGTGGACCCCGCAGGACGCCAGCGTCGTCGGCGTCGTGCACACCGGGATCGCCGACTTCCTGCTCGCCGATCCGTGGATGTACGGCGCCGCGGTCACCGTCACCGGCACCCCGACGAACACGATCAAGTCAGGGACCCCGGTGCCCAACCAGTCGGTCTACGGCGTCTGGACCGAGGATCCGTGGACGAACACCCCGGGCCTCGTCATGGCCATGTCGGGGATCACGAGCGGTCAGCCGATCGTCCTGATCACGTTCGGGGCATCCGGCGCGGGGCCGACCATCGCGGACTCGTTCAGCACGCACTACACGTGGACGCAGGTGGAGGCCAACTCCCATCTCGGCCAGCCGGTCACCGCGTGGATCGGGACGGGTGGCGTCGGGACGTCCGGCAACATCAACGCCTCATGGGCGGCCGACGCCTACGGCGGCGCGGTCGCGATCCCGCTGGTCGGGGCGTCCACGGCAGCCGGCCTGGGCGCGATCGACGTGTCCGGCAACTCCGGCGCCAGCGCTGCGGGCTCCGTGTCCCTGTCGCTGACCCCGACCACCGACTACGGGTGCGCTGTCTACGCCTGCGTGCGCCCGGCCGGCTCGACGGTCGGGGCGCCGATCGCGCCCTGGGGCAACCACTACATGGACAACGCCGGGTTCCATGTCGCCAGCATCGCCGTGGACGACGGCACCCTCGCCGGCATCGTCGAGGCGGCGACCTGGTACTTCAGCGGCTCCT